TCTTCTATCTAACAGTGTCGGCTCAAATAACTTAATCTCATTCACGCTCAGCGATGTAGCTAGAAGTGGCAGGGTTTATGTCGCGGGCTTACACACAGTCGGATCTATAAATACAGGGCGACGCGCAGAGATAACAGTAATAGACAAGAATGGCTCTCACGTTAGCGAAATTGAAAACACGAGCATTGATATTACTGTAGCTGATTATGTCACAAGTCAAGATTACGAGCTTAACGCTGGACAAGATTTGATAATTGAAGTTAGAAATGCACCGGGCGCAGCCTATGGTTATGTCGGCGGTGTTGTTATAGATGAGAATAAGTAGTCACGAGGTGCGTATGGGTAAAACAGTAAAACAGACAGCCAGGGAGGTACGTCGAGAAGAATTAATAATATTTCTAAAGGAAAGGGGTAAGCTAAATTATGTGTTTGATATAATTACTAAACTGGAAGATCCAACTTATGAAATGGATGCCCTTCAAATACAACGACTTAGAGCGGCCTTAGACACAAGAGTTAAGCTTCTAGGCAAGTACCTCCCAGATATGAAAGCAGTAGAGATGCAAGCCACTGTTGCAATATCAAGCGCAGATGATTGGGCCAAAGATGACAATACCTAATTTCGCAAGGGAGGCAAAAGAAAACTTCCCGTTATTTTCAAGAAACTGCTTATTCATTCGAACTAAAGAGGCTGGCGTTCAGCCTTTTGTGCTCAACAAAGCACAGCGATACATCCACGATAAGCTAGAAGAGCAAAGACTTAAAACAGGAAAGGTCAGAGCTATACTTCTAAAAGGTCGTCAGCAGGGCGCAAGCACTTACGTTGAGGGGCGTTACATCTGGCGCACAACAATGTCAAAAGGTGTAAGGGCGTTCATTCTTACTCATGATGCAGAGTCAACAAATGCATTGTTTGAAATGACCGTTCGTTACTATGACAACCTACCCATCAAAACCATTGGCGGTGAAACCCATAACTTCAAGCCAACCATCACAAAGTCTAACGCTAAAGAGCTTAGGTTCGACGCGTTAGATTCTGGCTACAAGATAGGAACAGCAGGTAATAAGGGTGTTGGTCGCGGTACGACTCTTCAATACTTTCATGGGTCAGAGGTTGCATTCTGGCCGCACGCGGCTGAGCATACTAAAGGGATACTTCAAGCCGTGCCCGACGCTAAGGACACCGAAGTTATACTTGAGTCCACAGCTAACGGCCTAGGTAATTACTTTCATCAGCAGTGGAAAGAGGCCGAGAGCGGTCAGTCAGAGTACCAGGCTATATTCGTTCCGTGGTTTTGGCAGGATGAATATGCCAAGTATGTGTCTGAAGAATTAAATTTTATACGCACCGCGGAAGAGAATGAACTTTGTTCTGAGTATGGAATCAATGACGAACAGTTATACTGGCGTAGGCTGAAGATTAAAGAACTATCCGCTGACGGCATGAATGGCGAGAAAGCATTCAAGCAAGAGTACCCAATGAACTCGGCCGAAGCATTTCAGACTTCTGGTGAGGATGGGCTTATTACTGCTGACGTTGTTCAAAAAGCCAGAAAAGCGAAAGTGAAGGCATCTGGACCATTCATTGTTGGGGTTGACCCATCTCGCGGCGGTGATAGATTTTCATGGACAAGAAGAGCTGGTCGCAAATCGTGGGGTACAGGCTCTCGTAAGTTTAACGATTACAAACTCGGTGACGGGGTTGCTCTATGTAAGGGGCTGCTGGATACGCCGGATGAGGAGATAGGTAAGAAGCCGGACTTCATGTTTGTTGATGCAGGTTACGGCGCTGACATAGTTGACAGGCTTCATGAGCTAGGCTACTACAATGTTAAAGCCGTATGGTTCGGCTCAACTCCACTTGACCCAATTCGCTATTTAAATAAGCGTGCGGAGATGTGGGGAGAGGCCAATAAGTGGCTTAGAGATGAGAACTTACAAGCTCAGGTATCTGACACTGATTCACTTCAAGCTGACTTGATAGCTAGTCCGTACAAGACGGATTCAAGCGATAGGATATGCTTGCAACCTAAAGATAAAATAAAAGAACTCTTTGGCTACTCTCCAGATGAGGGTGACAGCTTTGTGTTGACATTTGCGGAGCCAGTAGCAAGTGCAGTTAATCGGGCGTATACTAACCAATACGCAGACACAGAATACGATATATTAGGATAGGTTATGAGCGGTGCAGTTAATACAATTAAAAAGTACGTGGTTAATCCGATCAAGAGTATTTTATCTCCTCCGGAGCCATCAGTCGCCCCTTCTGTGGGTGATATCACTGAAACTACTAGCACTAAAATGGCAGAGACAGCTCAGGAGCAAGCTAAGCGCAAAGCTAGGAAGAAAAAGGAAACCACTCAAACAGTATTGACTTCACCGCTTGGCGCAACCAAAGACGCAAAGACAGCTATTACTAAGCTAGGGGGATCGTAGTGGATTACAAGATATTATCATCAAGCCTGACTAAGTGGCGCGGCAACTGGGAAACGTTCTGGCAAGATGTGGCAGAGCGTTGCTTTACTGACCAAGCCGACTTTAACGTGACTCGCTCGCCCGGCACAAGACGCACGCAAAGAGTGTTTGATTCTACCGCAGCTATTGCTATTGACCGCTCAGCTTCAGCTATCATCGGTTTGATTACTCCGAAGTCTGAACGGTGGCACACTCTAACTACTGATGATGACGAGCTGAATAAATCACAGGTTGTTAAGCGTTACTTCGATGACGTAACAAAGATCCTGTTTGCTAATCGCTATGCTGCTCGTTCTGGTTTCTCGATGTCTAACTTCCAAAGTGTTCGGTCGTTAATGGGGTTCGGCACTGGCGCTATGACTATCAATGAGTCGCCAAGCGGCAAGGGTACTATCTATCAGTCAATGTTCCTCGGCGACATCTATATTGGAGTAGATAACTTCGGTCGGGTTGACACTATGATGCGTGAGTTTGAGTTCACTAAGAATCAAGCTATTCAGCAGTGGGGAGAAGAAAACCTTCCGCTTAAAATTAGGCAAGACAAGGGTAATGGTAAATTTAAGTTTTGCCACATCGTCCACCCTAACGAAGATTACAATGAATTCTCTATCAGGGCAGAAGAAAGGCAATTTAAGTTTGTGTACTTATTCAAAGAAGATATGGAAGCGCCGCTTGAGTCGGGTGGTTATTATTCATTCCCTTACGCCATTTGCCGTGAAGTAACATCACCCAATGAAATCTATGGCCGTAGCCCTGCAATGCAAATCTTGCCAGAGATTAAAGGCCTCAATAAGATGCGACAAACTAACATCATGGCGGGGCAGATGGCTGTTACACCTCCTCTACTTGCGCCAACAAGCGCTAATGGTGTTGGTACGCTAGGTGCTGGGCCTATGGCAATTAACTTCAAGCCTGGCGGCGTCACTCATGGTGGTGTCAATGCTCAGGGTAATCAAATGGTATTGCCCATGAATACGGGGGCTCGTCCTGACATCGGCCAGCAAATGATTGAAGAATCACGCCGAATCATTAATGACTCATTCTATTTGAATCTATTCCAGATACTCGTTGAGACTCCAACCATGACGGCTACTGAAGTATTAGCGAGAACGCAAGAGAAAGGCATTTTACTTGCCCCAACTGCTGATAGATTGGAGGCTGAATACTTAGGTCCAATGATTGAGCGTGAATTAGATATCCTATCAAGGCAGCGTTTACTGCCTGAGCTGCCGGGAGAATTACTTGAGGCTGGCGGCGATTACTCCGTTAAATATGAGTCTCCAATCACACGCGCCCAGCGTGCATCTCAATCGATGGGCATGCAAGAGACGTTTAATATGGCAATAAGCGCGGCAAGTGTAGATCCGTCTATACTTGATACGATTAATTTAGATGAAATGATTAAGCAGACAGCAGACAACAACGGCACTCCTGCTAGTGTTGTTCGCAGTCAGACGGAGATTGATGAGTTAAGACAGCAGCGTCAAGCTCAAGAGCAGCAGCAAAATATAGTCGAGCAAGCACCAGCTATGGCGAATGCAGCCAAGAGCATTGCCGAAGCTCAAGCAATTAGTTCGATATAAGGGAATATTATGAGGTTGAACGAGGTTCGTAAATCTGGGTTACCAGTTATAGACATTGCCACGCCGATAGAGGTGTCGAACAGAGGGGATGAGGGTGTATCAGTATTCGCACAAGATCTTACGACGCCAGCTCTTAGCGTGCCGTTTCTCGAAGAAAGAAACACTAGCACCTTGGCGTCTGACGCATTAATTGACGATAGAGTTATTAATCTATCCCCCGGTCACGGCGCTGTGGCCGGTGATATAGTGGAGCTTACGCTGGACGGCACATCAACATTTATGCAGACTAAAGTCATATCTGT